ACAAGTTACTCAAATTATCGATGGCCATGATTGATGATGTGGCCAAGACCATTAGCACCTTTATGAGTGACTACAAAGCACTGCCAGACGGAGAGCGTCCTAAGGTCATGTTTATTATTGACAGCTTGGGCATGTTGTTGACCCCTACTGATGTGAACCAGTTTGATGCAGGCGAAATGAAGGGCGACTTGGGTCGTAAACCCAAAGCACTTACCGCATTGGTTCGTAACTGTGTAAATATGTTTGGTAGTTATAATGTAGGACTTGTGTGTACCAACCATACCTATGCCAGCCAGGACATGTTTGACCCAGATGACAAGATTTCAGGTGGTCAAGGCTTTATCTATGCTTCCAGTATCGTGGTAGCCATGAAGAAAATGAAGCTGAAAGAAGACGAAGATGGTAACAAGATCTCAGAAGTCATGGGTATCCGCGCCGGTTGTAAGGTAATGAAAACACGCTATGCCAAGCCGTTTGAAGGTGTGCAGGTCAAGATTCCATACGAAACAGGTATGAATCCATACAGTGGTTTAGTAGACTTGGCCGAGAAAAAAGGCCTGCTTAAGAAAGACGGTAACCGACTCATGTTTGTAACCAGTGATGGCGAAATCATTAAACAGTTCCGCAAGGCTTGGGAAAACAACGAAGATGGTTGCTTGGACAAGGTCATGGCTGACTTTGCCAACCAACGCGAAACAACTACCACAGAAGAAACAGCCACGGAGGAATAAGAATGACTGTAGATTTAGCAAGTGAAATTTGGGCCGAACTCAAGCGTTATGTAAACACAGTTGACCGTGATGAAGCCGCAGAAGCTGTAGTTTCGGTCTTGATCGACAACGATGTTGCAGCCGACGAAATCAAAGACGCATTCAAAGGAGACTCTGAGATCAAACGGGCATTGGCCAGTTACCTTAGAGATCACGAGGATGATGATGACGAAGATGTAGACGAAGACGAAGACGACGAATACGAGGACTATTGATGTGGTATAGCAAGGTAGTTGCTGACCTCAGCAACATTCCTGATTTTATTGATCACTATGAACGCGAACTTGACGGAGCCAAGCAAGACTGTCGAGTTGGCGGCTTGATTGAAAAAAATATCACGGCCTTGCCTGGCATCACTGAACACAGGTTCAATCAGCTACAAGAAATTGAAGCGGTGCTAAATTATCTTAATATACAGTTACGCAAGATACGTCGCAGGCATTTTCAAAAGTATCTAGAAGGTTATCAACGTGCTCTTACCAGTAGAGATGCTGAAAAGTATGTAGATGGCGAAGATGAAGTAATTGAATTTGAAACCTTGATCAACGAAGTGGCACTGTTACGCAATCGTTTCCTGGGCATACTCAAAGCCATGGAGAGTAAAAACTTCATGTTGGGACATATTGTGCGACTCAGAGCCGCTGGTATGGAAGACGTGCAGGTATGACCTTTAGCCATCCTGGGGATAGTCATCTACACAGCCTTGAATTATTGGAATGGCTGTATGAATACGATGATTTTATGGAAAGCATACGCACAGTTGTGGATCTTGGCTGTGGCACCGGTGAAGATCTGGTTTGGTGGGCCACCCGCACTACCAACGATGACAATCCACAGCCGCTAAACATTGCCTGTACCGGAGTTGACTTAGCCGAGTCATTGATGGTTGCACAAGACTATCCAAATATTGCCTACCAGTCTGCAGACTTTGAGGGCAAGATACAGAAACCTGAACAGGGGTTTGATATACTTTGGTGTCACGACGCATTTCAATATGCACGTGATCCCTTAGGGACCTTGAGCCGTTGGTGGCACATGGCCAGCGAAGGAGCCATGTTGAGTTTAACAGTTCCGGTTACGCAACGCATACACCACCGACAGCTGGCCTATGAGTTGCCACCCGGTCAGTATTTCCACCACAGCATGGTCAGTCTTATCTACATGTTGGCCAGCACTGGTTGGGACTGTGCTGCCGGCTTTTTTAAACAGGTTCCTACCGAACCTTGGATCCATGCCATAGTTTACAAGAGTGAGCATGGACCATTGGACCCACGTGAATGCAGTTGGCATCGTTTGGTAGAACTGAACCTGGTACCAGAATCAGCAGAAGCTAGTATTTTTGCTCACAATCACCTGCGCCAGCAGGATCTAGTAGTGCCTTGGCTAGATCGCACCTTGATCAGCATGGCCAACAATTAAAAATATTGCAGTATTTTGCTTGATAAATAAAAATCACAGGAGAATCACACATGGCAAATCGAACAATTAAAGTATGCGGATACGGGGAAGGATTTAGTCCGGCCTTTATCACAGCCAAACTGAATGGCGAAATTGTATTTTCTGGAGACGTTGAACTAGAAGAACTAAGCCCATTGAATCAAACCCAATCAACTTCACCAGTATTGTTTGAGTTTGATCTTCCGTTGGAAACCAGTGGCCTGGTGGCTGCTCCAATGGAAATTACAGTAGATAAAGCTCCTGTGCGTTTTGGCATGATTGTGGCCAACTATACATACCTGGATTTATACGGCGTAATTTATGAACCAGATGAAGATCTGTTTGTTGATGCTTCTGTAATGAGCCCTCGCGGTGTATTTGATACTCGTAGCAATGTGCATATCAATGGTGTATTGCAGGAAACTGACCGCAGTCTTGGCAAAGGCACATGGCAATGGGTTGTTTGGCCTGGCCAAACATTTACACACGATTTGACTCTTTCCGACGGGATTGATCCTGATGCAGAGATCGATGTAGAATAACATCAAAAATCAAGAAAAACCCTGTCCTGTGCAGGGTTTTTTTACGGTTGACCAAAAAGTCTCCATTTGCTATAATTGTTACATAGTGTAGTAATTAGACAACACTTTTATAACAAAGGAAACACATGGTAATAAAGAATCAAAAAACAAAAGCAGTAGTAAGGACAGCAGTATTTGTGGCGCTTATTGTGGGCGGTAGTAGCATACTTCAGTTAGTGCTTGCTAACTTAACAGGCCAGCAAATTTTTACAGGATTCATGATCTTGTTAGGCGGTGTAGCACTATACACAGTTTACGGACTATTCCTAGCCCAGATCCAATACGAAGATAAAATCCAAGAAATGGGAAGAAAATTCCCGGTTGACCAGAAATAGCAAATACCTTATAATAGTATTATTAACAATATAGTTAAGGAGCTAAAAAATGTCAACAATCTTAATCAAAAGCGGTACCTATCGTAATCAACCTGTAGTAGGAATGGTCTTTGAATTGGTCAAGGGCTTTCAAATCGGAGCCAAAGGAGGCTATGTGACTGTAAAATCTGCGGGCTATTTTGGCCCAGACATGCCCGAAGTAGTTCGTGTAAACGTAGACTCAATCGAAGATGTAGAATTTGTGTCAGGCGAGCCTATGACAACTGCTCATCCCAAAGTGCATGTTCATGCTCCAACACCGGTCGAAACTGACGAACAAGTCATGGCTCGTATTGGTGAACGCTTTGACATTTTAGATCAAATGACCAAGGCCACTATTGCCGGTGATGTTAGAGCAATGATTGTGGTTGGCCCTCCTGGTGTAGGCAAATCGTTTGGTGTAGAAAAACAGTTGGAACATTCGGGCCTGTTTGACAAGCTGTCGGGTCGCCGTGTCAAGTATGAAGTGATCAAAGGTGCCATGACTCCGATTGGTCTCTACTGCACTCTGTATAAACACAGTGACAAGAACAATGTGATCGTGTTTGACGACTGTGACTCTGTGTTCCAAGACGACTTGAGCTTGAACATTCTCAAGGCCGCCTTGGATTCAGGCAAGAAGCGCCGTATCTACTGGAACAGTGATAGTGCCATGTTGCGTCGTGAAGGTGTTCCAGACATGTTTGACTTCAAAGGTTCATGTATCTTTATCACCAACTTGCAGTTCCAGAATCTCAAGAGCAAGAAGTTGCAGGATCACTTGGAAGCCTTGCAGAGTCGTTGTCACTTTATTGACTTGACTCTTAATACTTTACGTGATCGTTTCTTGCGTATCAAGCAGATCTACCTAAAGGGCGAACTGTTTGCCGACTA